GTTTTTACGATTTTTTACTCCAAATCCTTTTTCAAGAAATCAAAATTGGACATTTATAAATGTCCATTTTTGAAAATCCTAAAATACTTTTGGAAAATCGAACGTTTGTGACCATAATTGAAAATTAGCGTCTCACGACCGAAAAAAAATAAAAAAAATTGTGACGCTAATTTTTTTATTTTTTGGCGCGGATTCTTTAGGGATATTTTCTGTTCTATTTATATAGAACGTTTTTAGAATGGATTCTCCCAAAAAATCCCCTAAACAATTTGGATGCAATAATTGTAACTATTATACGTGTAATTCAAAAGACTATAATAAACATTTAAGCACAGCAAAACATCAAATCAGTGTGAATTTGAACACATTAGAACAAAAAATCCCAAAACCAGATAATGTTTTATTTAACTGCATTTGTGGTAAGACATACGCCGCTAGAAATAGTTTATGGTATCATAAAAAAAAATGCACAAGTATCACCACAGAACCAATAACCGAAAAAGTCATGCCATTACAGCACGATGACCAAACACAAACAAATCTTATTCTTGAGTTAGTCAAACAAAACCAAGAATTCAAACAATTGCTGATGGAACAAAATAAGACCATGATAGAGGTCGCAAAAAATAACCACGTCAATAATAACACTATAAACAATACCATCAGCAATAGCAACAGCCACAACAAGACATTCAATCTACAATTCTTCTTGAACGAGACGTGCAAAGATGCCATGAATATGAAAGATTTCATAAAATCACTGGAATTGAGCCTGCCTGAGCTGGAAAAGATGGGCGAAATCGGCTTTGCCGAAGGCATGTCGCGCGTCTTTATCAACCGCTTGAATAGCTTGGACATAACCAAACGTCCCATTCATTGTAGCGACGTCAAGAGAGAAATCATCCATATCAAGGACGATAACAAGTGGGAGATGGACAATGCGAACCTAGACAGGCTCAGAAAAATTATCAAGCAACTCACAATCAAGAATATCTTGAAGGTTGACGATTGGAAAAAGGCGAATCAAGGTTGCACTGAATACAACAGCAGAAAAAATGCTCAATACTTGCGAATCAATATGGAAGCAATCGGACCAGTCGATGAAGCAGAAGTGAAGCGGGACTTTGGCAAGATAATCCGTCGCGTAGCGGAGACCACGGCCATCGACAAGAAGTATTTGATGGCTTGATAATATACTATATTAATCTGAAATAGTATATTATATATTTTATTTATTTGGGTTTATTTGTGTGTTTTTGACTCTAGTATGATCTAATACGTATCTACTAGTTGTCTCATGATAAACACATTGTCAACATCTTTAGATATGGAACAATCTTCTTCTCCCAATATTCTCATGTTTGATAAATACCTTAAATTACGCTCTGAACACGACTCCACTAGCAAACCATTTGCATAAATGCCGTAGTTCATTAATATATCTGGATGTTCTAGTGCGATATGATATATATTCATAAAGCCTTCCTTGCTGAATGGCTCGGCCTTTTCATCCGCGCAAGCTATTAAACGAAAATGATTGTCCGTTACAAATATATCTCCATTAACTGCCTTTGTGTTTTCCCACTGGTCGTCCGTCATGGAAGGAACTAATATAGAATGGCAACCAGTGATATACAAGTCTTCAAACAATGTGGGATATTTCTCTCTTGAGCATTTATACAAACGATTTGCAACTCGGTAATCATTTCCTGGATTGTATATGGACGTTGTGCCTATCATATGAATCGGCATGTATCCGCTGTAAATGGTCTTGACTAAATCACCTTTTCGCAGACTTTCGACCGGGCGATATACCTCTTGGTTATTTTCAAAACATAATATTTTGGTTCCTTCGAGAAAGCATGGGTATGGTGGTTCTGGTAAAGTAAATTGAAGCACACCGGTAGATGCATTTATACTCGGTGTAATTGTTCCAGGGGTTGCGCTAGTGTTTGTCAATGTATAAATATTGTTGTAATACCCAAAATATATTGGTGAAGTACCAGCTACAGCAGCCACATTAGTTGTAATAGTCGATCCTACTTGACTATATGATTGAATGCTATAAATCCCTGGACTATATGCACCAGCGGATGATGTGTAGTTGGTAGATGAATTTACACTATTTGGAGTGTATATTTGCGTTGGGTTTGTAAGCAACCAATATGAACTTAACAAGTAAGGGGTGTTGGCAGAAATAGATGTCCAAGTAGTTCCTTTGTTTGGTATCCCCACTCCTAACGGGTCTCCAGTTAAATTGGTATTTGCGGTTGTATCGCTCCAAGTTCCAGCGGTAACATACGTGTTAAGTGCAGTAAGATTTATATTTGCTGATGTTAATGACGCCGCTACTAGTCCTTGCCCACCCGTAGTAATAGCTCCGGAACTATAGCAATTGGTTATATTGATATTTGCCTTGTTAGTATAAGGGGAGCCAGAATATCCCCCACATATTCCCCCACTACTTGAACCGATTGCTCCTAATGAATAACAATTGGATATATTAACAGATGCAGTATATAAAGCACTAGAACTAAATCCAATATTTACACCAGTTATTCCACCAGCATTAATTCCACTGATTGCGCCAGTGCTGTAAGTCTGACTGATTGCACAATTTCTACTTGTATTAGTTCCAAACAGGGGTCCAGCAATCCCGCCTGAATAATTTCCAGTAATATTTCCAGTGCTAAAGCAATTTGTAATAGTTACTAATCCGTTTCCAGACCCAGCTCCTCCTCCTACTATCCCGCCTGCATCAGTACCACTAATGGTACCAGTATTCGTGCATCTAGTAATACTCGCTGAACCATTAGTACCACCAGGATTAGCTCCAACAATGCCGCCTGCATTTTCTCCACTAATAACTCCACTATTCGTGCAGTTTGTAATAGTTACTGAACCTCCAACTTGTGATGCACAATTCGACCCCATAATCCCGCCACAATTATTTACGTTGATGGGTCCAGTATTCGTGCAATCAATTATTTGATTTTCTGAAACATTACGTGCAAAACTAACTTGACACAGCCAACCTGCACTATTCTCTAATGTTGAAGAATTAAGTACTGCGGTGGTAAAATTCTGTACAATTATATTCGCCTTGGAATCCGAACCTCCTGTCCCGTTCTCTATGAAACCCGGATAACTTGTAATACCATCAAGAGTTATAGTATTTCCAGACCCATCAAATGTTATATACTCGGAACCAGTAATCAAATACCCGTTTGTATTTCCATAACTACCTGTAAGGGTTAAATTAGTTGTAGCAATTACTCTTAATATACTAGAAGGCCCAGGAGACGGGGTGTTATTAATCGTTACAGGCCACTGACCACTCGAAATAGCAGTGTATGAACCTGGAGTAGCACCTACCGAGTATTCTATCACGCCAACATTCTGTCGCAAGTAAACTGCTTGCGATGCGCCATTACCGGAAATAGTAAGTGACATTATATATATACTAAATATAATTATATAAACAAAAATACATATTTGTGGACCCTAAAAGTTCCCACCTTGCATTTTACGATTTTCCCGCGTAATAATAAAAAGCTCTTTCTGAGAATATTTTATATATATAATATATCTATCTATATCTCATGGCTATTACACGGCGTTCATTTAGACGCGCTCGTTCCAAACGAGCACGCTCCAAACGGACTCGCACATCAAAATCATATAAAAAAGGGCGAAATAAAACATTAAAGCGTATGAAAGGCGGAAACAACGAAGATGATATGTTCCCACTGGTATCATATAACGAACAAAAAGATGCAGGCGATGAATTATTAGATTACGTATATAAGTATGTTGTTCATTGTTATTTAACACCTAACCAAAACCCTGAAGTCAATGATATAAGAAACGGCATATTAAATGTATTATTAGGGAATAAGCCTACCGCATACAATATAAACAGCGCGGATCTTATTAAAAAGAACTCGTGTCCATCGTGGTTTTCATATTCTGCCCGCAAGAATTGCGAAATTAAAAAATCGTGGGCATATTTTTTAATGTGTTTAATATTATTAGATGAAATACATAAAGGAATAATATTAGGAGACGATTATAATCAAAAAATTATTATATTAGATAATAAAATGTCTAGATCAATAGTCGGCATTGCACCAAAAGTGACTGATCCTAATTATAATCTTGCAAAACTACTTGAGTCGAAAAGCAATAATATTTTAAATAGTATTGCGAATACAACGACCAGAAAAATAATAGCGGGTATACTAAAAATGATAACCATACGGCAAGAACAAATATCCAGAGAAGATGAGAAGAGAGAAACAACAAAGTTTAAAAAACTTACTCCTAGCAAAATACAAAATAAATTCCCTATTTTAAAAAAAACCATACAAGAAGAAAATGATGATGATGATGATGATGATGAAAACGATACGGCTAGCGAAACTGCTAGCGATAGTAGCACATGATTAACTAATATTTTTCACGCACACACACACACACGCCGAAAATTATGCCGAAAAATCCGTCAATTAACTTCTCTCTTCACTATAAGAATGCAAAAACAAATTATTAGTAGTTTTCAGAACCGCGACGAATTTTTCAATGTTCTAAAGAGGAACCCTGGTCTGGTAATTGTGAAGCTGGGAGCAACCTGGTGTGGCCCCTGCCGCAGAATCGCCCCAGCTTTAGAAGGTTTTTTCGCGACATCGCCCCCCGATGTTATTTGCGCTGACATTGATGTAGACCACTCAACTGATTTCTATGCAATGCTCAAGAGTAAAAAGATGGTTAACGGAATTCCAGTCATCTTGTGTTATAAAAAGGGAAACGCGACATATATACCAGACGATAGTATTACTGGCGCCGACCCCAATCAGCTAGCTGCTTTTTTCAAAAGATGCGGCAATCATTTAGTTGATGTACAGAGAGAATTTCCGCCCAAGAAGTAGTAATCGCCGTTTTTTTCAATATATATTTATCAAGTATAAATGTATATTCACAGATGCACAACACAGAAATGGATTTAGACATAAATAATTACGAGTTGGACGATATATTGAATTTATTTCAACTTCAGGCGAACTTTAACGAGGCCGATTTAAAACGCGCAAAGCAGATGGTTTTAAAGCTGCATCCAGACAAATCAAAATTGTCATCCGAATATTTCTTATTCTATTCCAAAGCCTACAAGATTTTGTATTCAGTCTTTGAATTTAACAACAAGTCATCCAATAAATCTCTCAACACGGATGAATATATTCCGCTGGATGCAAGCGAAGAGAATAAGAAGCTCGCACTGAATCAATTTTTCGAGAAGAACAAGAATCTAAAAGACAGCAAAAAATTCAACAACTGGTTTAACGAACAATTTGAAAAAAACAAGGTGTCCATCGCGTCAGATGAGACTGGATATGGCAGTTGGCTACGCTCAGACGAAGATGTCAGCGAAGACAAGAAATTAAGTTCCATGTCTGCAATGGGCGAGGAGTTTGACAAGAAAAAGGCGCAAGTTCGGTCACTTGTAGTTCATAAAGGAGTGAACGATACATATTTCAATCATTCAGTGAATGCGTCGGCACTAACAGGCGAAGTGCCAGATAATTATAGTTCTGGATTGTTTAGTAGTGTCCCCTTTCAAGATTTAAGACAGGCACACGTTGAGAGTGTGATTCCAGTAACAAACGAGGACTATCAAGCGGTCCCCAAATTCAATAATATAAATGAATATCTTACTTTTCGCAACACGCAAGATACGACGCCCTTGTCAGAGTTTCAATCGATGGAATATTTAAACAAACGCAACCATTTGGAAGAGACCGCGTCATCAAAGCGCGCATACGAACTTGCAAAACAAGCCGAACTAGCAAAGGAGAAAAACAAGTCGTTTTGGGGAGGAATCATGAAAATCACAAACAAGTGAAATGTGATATTGAGGACAAACGCGAGAGAAAATAAAAAAAATATAATATTATAGTATATGCAGAAGTTTTCAAACCTTATAATATTATTTACCATTTTGATTGCTGTTATGTTTATCTATAAAAGGTTGGAAGATAAAAGAATACGCGAGGATGATGTAGAAGACTACGAAAACATCCGCAAATACTTGTTGAACGATGATTTAGGTAATAGTACAAAGCCGATTTTGTGGATTCATATTCCGTATGAATATAATTCGCGTAATTGGTTGAGTTTTGGGTCGCGAAGTTCTCTCGATTTAAATCAGCCGTATCTCTATTTGTCGGTAAAGAGTATTATCCAAAAGTGCTCGGATTCGTTCCGTATTTGTATGATAGATGACATGTCATTTGGTAAATTGATACCGGATTGGCAAATAAATATGCAGCGAGTTAGTAGCCCCATAAGCGACAAGTTGCGGTCTTTAGCAATGGTAAAGTTGTTGCATATATATGGCGGCATGGTCGTACCAATGTCGTTCGTGTGTTTCCAAAATTTAATTACCATTTATGAGAACGGCATTCAAGGAAATAATGCGTTTGTTTGTGAAAACATTGATAGGAATATAACATCCACATCCTTTGATTTTTACCCGAGCATCAATTTCATGGGGTCTCAGAAAACGAATCCAGTAATTGCTGCGTTAATCGATTTTATGCAGCGCACTATATCAAGCGATTTTACGGCAGAGTCTGTATTTTTGGGCGAATTCGATAGATGGGTTGAGGCGCGTGTGAGGCAAGGATTAATCAATGTCATACGTGGACGCGACGTGGGAATTAAAGACATGGAGGACAATCCAGTTCTTTTGGAAGATTTAATGTCCCAACATTACATTGATTTTTATCCGCAGATGTATGGTATCTGGGTTCCATCTGAGCAAATATTAAGCAGACGTCAATATGGATGGTTTGCTAGATTGTCGGTAAAACAAGTGTTGGATGCGGATACTATTTTGAGCAAATATATGGTATTGGCAAATGCGCCGGGAGACGTGGAAGGAATGTTCATGCCAATGAAAGAAAATCCAGATTGGGTGAGTTTTTGGAGGGTGCCAAGTCAAGCGCCTCTGTGGGGTTTAAAACCGAACTATCTTGGTAATAACGTGCGTCAACTGGCCGAGCCACAAAGCGCGGGCAATTAAAATTTGTACGCATGCTGTTGACCACTTTTTAGATTTCAAATGCTGATTTAATAATAAAATTGATTAATTTATGAATTACATAAATTTATCATATAATTCATAATGACAGATATATTGGAAGAAAATGAAATAATTATTATAGAAAGAACTGATTTAGGTGGTGAACGAATTCCTATAAAATATAGAAACTATATAAACGAAAATACATATATTTATCGTGCTAAAATAATTAAGATATGTGAAACTAAACCTTATCATATTGTTAAACCTATTCCATTAACAGACAACGAAAAGGATGATTTCATTGGAACTAGGAAGGGATACAAGTCAAAAATACATAAACAAATCTGCATTTGAAATGTAAAAAGGCAAAAAAAAATTGAAATGGTTTTATATAGTTCTAGTCTATTACATCAATAATAACAACTATATAAAATGACGCCTCAACTCCCAATCATGTGCCAGCTTGTCAATTCTTACATTGAGAAGGCGAAAAACTGCTCAAAATGCAGAAGAATCGCTAAAAATTGCGTGTGCAAAAAGGACGTGGAGCCGAATGGAGGAGGAAGGGGTATAAGGGGTATGCTATCCTGGTGAGAAGTTAGGCAAAAATAAAAAACAAAAAATAAAAACAAAAATAAAAACAAAAAATATGTGAAATAATGTAAACATATTTTTTTGTTTGATGGCCCACAGCCCACATATCCCACAACCCACACGGCAAAAACTAATCGCAAATAAAAAAAATGAAAACAAGGTCACATATTATTTTAATAGTGTCTACAACCACCTTTCATACGATTCTTCTTCGTAGAATTCACTCAGCGTTCAAAATGGCAACAACTTCTTCTGCATCAGTACCCGTGGCGGTGTTAACAGGAAACGAAAAGAGAAAACAGAGTTGCAAGAATGTGGGCGGCGATAAAAAGAAAAAGGGACACAAGCGCGAAGACGATTTCAAGAAGCAGTACAATCCGGCGTCGCTTAATCAGCCGACGGAATACAAGGCGACATCAGACACGTGGATTCCAAGCGGTCTAGAGATTAACAACATCTTGTGCGAACGTTTTGGTATGCCCGTGTCCAAGGACTTGTATGTTTCAAACAAGAGCGGCGAAAACATTCAGTTCACGTTGGGTCAAATCCCCGAATTGAGCACAGAGGACAATTTGGCGTGGATACAAAACGCGGACAACAGCCGCGCGCTCTTCAACAAGTATTTGAAGAAGGTGGAATCCGCAAGACCGGCTGATATACTTGTCTACAAGGACAATAAGGCAAAGAAATGGCTCTTCTT